TGTGAACATACTGCCACTTGGAACTCCATTACGTGAAAAGAACAATTTTCCACCCGGCCCATACAGAACTTTATGAATGAAATCATGTTTCACAACGTTCCATAGGTCTTCATCGAACTCATCGTCCTCAGAAAATAGGTCTCTCAGAATGTCGAATGCATCTGATATCACCCATGCTTGAACGGATTGATCATAATGGCTAAAATCAATCGACGTCCAGTACTTGTGCTTGGATTTCATACAAGCGAGTAAGTCACCCGTTTGGTTATCATCCTTACCACCAGCATAGAAGCTGGCCTTCGACATCAAGTCTTGAATAACTCTGCTAAAACTTGCCTCTGCTAAAATGACAAAGACATCAACTGCACAAACAGCCCTAGTTTTATACGTCATGTTCTCCGGTACCCGTTCCTTAAAGTCGTCACTAAAAGGTAAGCTTGTTTGAGAGCGTGAGAAGACCATGACTGGAGTAGCGAAGCTGCCCTCCTGTTTAGCCTGAGCAAAGCGTGTACTCAGCTCAGCGACCATCACTACTTTTAAATCTTTTTTCTTGGTACCTTCAATACCTGGAATGGTATAACCAGACCAACCTGCGGAAGTGTCAAGTGTAGTGAGTACTTGCTTTATGTCCTCCTCTGACTTAAGGTGAACCATCTTTAAACCGCCTGGGGGAAGGATTTGTTTTAACAGTTGAGTCAGCTTTCGTCTGGCCGCCCTGTTCGTGAACCTCCAACTTCCACGTGGAGTCCTTACGATATCTAACTCCTTATCATCCGTATCACAAGCGAAGCGCTTACACGCTGTTTCAACTTGTTCAGGAAAATAGAATTTTTGGGTAAAGTTAAGTGAATCACAATACTTAACAATATCCTCGAATGAACCCTTCTCTGATGCCGGTAACATAGACATCAAAAGCTTCCAGAGCCTGTCATCAAATTGGTTCGACGGCTCCTTGGTTCGAGAAGAGTAGCTGTCATAGTTCCGCAGCTTGGGTTCTTGTGCTGCTTGCGCCACCTTCATCTCGACTTCGTTACCAATCTTGCAGTCCATCTGCATCGCTAAGCCACCTCCTTCAAGAAGGCTAGAAAGTTAATAAACGGCAAAGCATCAAACACCGCAGGTGGAAGATTCGGATACGGACTACGAAGCACCAGCCCTTCTTCATCGCATATTCTCCCTTCTAAGTCAC